TAATTAAATTTCGATAGTCTTTGTTCTGTTTATTGACCCCCTTAGGCAGAAACACAAAGTCATCAGGGCATCCTTGGATTTTGGCTCGCTCTCGGATAGTAAAAGGCATCAAAGTATCACTCCTAAAATGAGTATCAAGACCTCCTCCCCCATACAAAACTAAAGCAGGGCCATCAACATTAATTTTCGAGAATCCAATCCTGACTTTATGTTCCCCTTTTTTATTAATGCGGGGGAAGGTCAAATTACAAGGGTAATCCCTTATAATGGCTTGAAATTCTTTTAGTGTTAATCGATTTTCATCTTGACTACATTCCAAATATTTTTCATCAAAATTATACCGAGCCCACCCTCTCAATTCACCGTCAACACAAAGATTGTCATTGTTCTCAGCATCCGGACTTATCTCACTGATTCTTTCAAGGACTGAAGTCTCATGTTTGAATTCTCCGGGGATGAAATAAAAACCAAGTTCTCTTTTAGACCCGATTACGAATAATCGTTTTCGGTTCTTTTGAACATTCCCGTACCCATAGTTATTAATCCATTCAAAGTGGATGTCGTAATCCGGGAGAGCTTCCATGTACCATGCCCAATCCGCCACGATCAGGGATTTTGGGAGGTTATCCATCGCAAAGAATTTTGGCCTCAGTCTTTGGACCGCTTCGATGAACTGAGGTATGTCCATTTTATCCCCCTCATCAATTTTATTATTTTTATTGGCTCTTAAATTGCTGAAGTTCCCACACTCAGTGTGTCCGATGATAAGATCAAGATCCTGGCATTCCTGAAGTTTTTCCTGGTCTAAGTCTTCAAATCGATCAATCATAAAACTACCGGGGAAATTATGCTCGAACGTTCCAGTATGATAGTACTGCCTCCATTCGATGTTTCCTACTATTTCGTACCCTTGGCGTTTAGCTCCTATGAGCATGGAGCCAACTCCGCATATCATTCCGAGTGCTTTCATATTTTTTATATTTTTTTAAGAATTTTTTATATTTTTTTTTTTAAGAATTTTTTTCGTTTTAATAGTTTGAATTGATTCTAAATAAATTGACCTGGTACTTTAGTGACCAAAGTCCACATACTTCATCGATCGACATTCCTAAATGGTAGAAGATATTGAGATATGCCTCCCATATCTTTCTGAACCGATCCTCAAATATATACAGGTCCACCAAGTATTGAGACCGGCGCCATTGTCTATTCTTCAGGAGGTTTGCAGTGATTCCCAATTGATAAACTACCTTAAGGACTTTCTCGTCTATAGGATCTGTTGTCAATTGGATGCTCTGAGGTAGATCCTTAAGGTTCCAGCCATAAAGCAAATAGAGTTCGATCAGGAAGTTGAACCCGTCAATTAATTCTTCTCTGAAATGATTTTCGTTTTTCCGGTCCTCAAGTGCTTCCATGAGCTCCTCTGTGATCCTCCAGCAATACCTTTTGAAAATCTCTTGATCTTCGTAGGTGTCAATATCGAAGTGAGCGAATATATCCTTTGCCTCAGGTTCGTACAGAAACTTGATTTCTTTCTGCTTTTCAAATATGGTTCCAAGGCTATATCGTATTGGTTTGAAATCTTCTATGTTCATTCCTTATCCTCTTTTTTAGATGTTGGTTCCACACCATTGTGGTAGTTATTCAGAGCCCCGAGATATGCCACTGCGTCCAGGAGGTTATCCTCTTTATGTGCATAAGCTTCACGGGCTAATTTGAGAGCTATTTGGAAGTAGTAGATGTCCAGTGTGCTTACTTCCTTGTTGCACAGAACGGACGCGATCTTAGCAGCCCGTTCATTACATTCAATGAAGGGTCCGTATTCCCTTTCTTTCTCCTCGGATCTTTCATTGACTATATAGTTCGCTTTTTCCAGAATGTTCATATTACTTTTCTGTTTGAGTTTCTGGTTCCGGGTCTGAAATTTGATAACCGTCTGACCATACGGCCTTCCCAAAATATCCAGTTTCAGTTCGAGTCATATAAAAAATCATCCCCGAACGTTTGTCGTAACGAACCCCCGAGATTTTACTTTTTACAGTTTCACCCTTCTTATTTATAAAAGTAATGATCTTTCCTTTATTCTTTGAATATTCATCTAACGCCCTCAAGACTTCTTCTTCGGAAATTTGCTTCTTCAGCGGTTTAGGTTCCTTCTCAGCTTTAGGGGCTTTCTCCTTTTTCGGAGCCTTTTCCTTTTTAGCTTCAGGTTGAGCTTCAGGTTGAGCCTCAGCAACCTCTTTTCCGGAACCTTCAGCAGGAATATCATCATCGGTCAATGTGGTGTTCACGATTGCACCATCCTCAGATGGATGTTCTTCGAGAGCTCCACGTTCAACCAGGATTTCCTGGATCATACGAAGTTCAACGCCTGTAGCAGTTGAGCGTGATTTTTGAAGTTGTTTTGTGTTCTTCTTTTTCAAAGAAGCAACTTCTACCTCTGTGAGTTCCAGGGTGTCAACGTAGTCACGTTCAATGACTTCAGTAACTCGGGCCACAAAGGCCTCTTTTATTTCTCCTTCTTCAGCGAAGAATTGAACACCATTCGCTAAGCGAATTTCTTTTTCCGATTTTGATTCAAATAATTGAGCTTTCATTTTTACTCTGTTTTTAAGTGAGTCATATTGTAATTGATTACAGGGCAAATGTACGACCTTTTAGTCAGATAAAAAAATTATTTCAGCTAAAAATGAAAAATAATTTCGTTAAAAAGGTACGTCGTCGTCTGGAGGGTTACACCCTTTGGAACTATTTTCTGTACACCTATACGCTTGGCACAGGTGTGGCTTTTTGTTGGTCTGGAACATTGTCAAAATATTCAAGGAGGTCCCTTTTCTTAATCCCGGTCACCCTGTAGTGTTTATCCCGGATGCGGATCTTCATTGGTTTTTTAATCTCGCTTATTATTTCTATATCGGTCTGTCCCTCCAGGAGAACCTTCAATTGTTCAAAGTCTATTTCTTCCATTACAACTCAATTTTATCAACAATAATTCCTGCTTGTCTCAGTAGGTCGATCCCCTCAGTGATCCGATACTCCTCAGCATAAACCACTCTTTTGATCCCGGCCTGAATGATCAGTTTGGAACATTCCATGCAAGGGGAGACCAAAGTGTAAAGCGTTGCATCTTTACTGCTGTTAGTAGACTGAGCTACCTTTGTAATCGCGTTCGCCTCCGCGTGTAGCACATACGGGTGAGTTTTTATATCCGTATACTTGATCGTTTGGAAAGTCCTTGGATCGATTGAATTCTTATAAAACTCAGCCGCTTCGTTTGGATCATCGAACCTCTTATGAATATATTTCTCAGGAGTCCAGACAGCAGCAACCCATCTGTTTCTATCAGAATCAAAATGAACCCCCGGATATTCACAAGTCTTATCCCTCCTTTGACTTCTATGGATTGAGTTGAATCTGTTCGAACACCATTCCAGATTGATCAACCTGTTGTCTTCAACATTATAGTTTATATGGTTGACCTGAGTATAAAAGTCAGGATCTGGATTTTCTACAAAGGTACCCATTATGACATGAGATACTTTTCTTTGAATCCCCATGATCTTACAACATTGGTATTTCCCTGAAGTATGAATCCATTTAGAAATCTGTTCTCCGTTCCTGAAGATGTTACCTTCGGTGTCTGCTTCAATACCGAGAAAATAAGGGTGAGGTTTTCTCTGATATTCAATGTACTCACATTCGTTTTTGAATCCCTTCGGCGATCCGTTGTAACCATCCGAGATGATCATCTGGTCTTTGACTATAATAGCCCCGACCTTCAATCTTTTGGCGTATGAATTCTCAGACCAGATCTGAGCTATACGCAAATATTGTTTGTCAAACTTTTCCAACATACTTCTTTATTTTAGCTTTGACTGCTTCCATCAGTCCATCTTGTTTGGCGCTCTTCCTTACCTGAGCAGCTATGACGTCTTGGTCGATGGTTTTGCAAGCAACCAGTTTGTTAATGATTACAACTTCTTTTTGGCCTTGTCGATCCAGGCGGGCATTGAACTGTTGTTCAAGTTCCAGGGACCAGGTTTGACCGAACCAAATAATGATATGACCTCCGGCCTGAAGATTCAAACCATGACCCCCCGAAGCGGGGTGCATCAGCATGACCTGGATCTTCCCGGCGTTCCAGTCTTTTATGTCCTTATCAACTTTCAATTCACGAGGATTGTATTTTTTCAGAGCCACCATCAATCGTTCCATGTCATGTCTGTAGGTCCAGGCGATCAACACCGGTTTGCCATTCGCATCCTCGATGATTTCCTTGGCTGCCTCTATCTTCAGATCATGAACCACATGGAACTTTTTATTCTCATCATACACGGCCCCATTTGCGAACTGAAGCAATTTGTTTGATAGTGCTGCCGCATTCACTGCCGAAATCTCTTTGCCCTCCTCGTGATCAGGAAATAATGAAAGGACCTGCTCACGTTCGAACGCATCATATTTCTTTTGAATATCAGGAGGGAACTTTATATCAATAAAGTTATCCATCCGTCCAGGCAAAGTCAAATAGTCCTTGGCTTTCATACTCATACAGATGTCCCCAATCTTTTCATGAATTCTTTGTTCCCCATCAGGAGCAAGATCATATGAATATATGATTGCACCGTTTCGTTTTCCTGGCCTAAAATAATCCTCCCGAAAGTGGCTGATGAATTTTCCGAGGCGCTTACCTCTGTCAAGCAAATAGACCTGACTCCATAAGTCGATCAACCCGTTCGGGGCTGGGGTTCCTGTCAGGCCCACCACTCTTTTGAAGGAAGGTTGTACCCCCCTCAGAGCTTTGAATCGGACCGACTTCGGGTTCTTGAAACTACTGAGCTCATCAATGACAAGCATATCAAATGGGAGCATTGAACCCCCGAACTGTCCACAGAGCCAGGCGATATTGTCTCGGCCAATGGTGTAGATATGTGCTTTCTCAGATAGGGCCTTCCTGCGTTGTTTGTCCGATCCTATAATCTTGGAGACCTTCAGATGATTGAGGTGCTCCCATTTTTCAATCTCAGCATCCCACACACTTTCTGCTACTCTCTTCGGTGCAACGACCAGAGCACTGTCGATGTCCAGTTCCTCGAACATCAGTTTGTTGATAGCAGTGAGTGTTGAGACAGTCTTTCCAAGTCCCATCTCCAGGAACAAAGCACAGTGCGTATTGTCCAGGATATGGTCTATAGACGTGAGCTGATAATCATGTAAGTCATTATATTTCATATTCTCTTATTATTCGTTCAATTTGTTCTGATGTATCTATCACCTCGACTCTGAAGCCAAGACCTCTCAATTTGTTATGGATGAAGAGTTGAATCTTCCGGGGTTTTTGGTTCGTTGTTTTCAGTTCCACGAACAAGATCCTCCCTCCAGGCAAAAGGCATAGACGATCGGGGAGCCCCGTAATATGGGCCGACAGTAATTTCAGACACCACCCTTTGAGCTTTCCTTCTACGGAATTCTTCAACGAACGCTCTAATGTCTTCTCGCTTTCTATATTTTTCATATTCTTCTCTCGTTTCAAAATTAATCGAGCTTGCGAGCGTAATACTTTTGCTTTCCATAGATCTTGAAATTTCTGGTTGAGTTAACCTGTTCCCATTCTTCCAGTCCACGCATAATGTCGTTGATTTCCCGAGTCTTATACCTGTCCATGTCCTCTTTGTTCTTTCCGAGGCATTCACACCATATCTCTGCAACGCAAACATACACGCGATCGATTTTCCCCTTCTCACTTAGTGGATCTTCGAGGAGGGACCTCCGTTCATATATGTCCATGGTGTCCCAGTCCTCAGGTAGAAGCCTGTTCAAATAAGCTTCGATCAATCCCCTGCGTTCATCCGTTTCACTGTGTAACTTCTGTTGAACAGTAGCTATCTTCTCAGCCTCTTTGCTGAGGTATAAGGGTTCACCTTTACGATAGAGATAAACGGCCTCGGCCCATATCTGATCGATCAAGGATTTGTCTCCGAGGAAGGATTTTAGTTTTTCATTGTCCACCAGTTTGATGTTGTGGATGTCCACGGGCATGAATCGTCTATTTCCGGACGGGTCTCTGAGGAACGTACTCTCGTTCGTGGTAGCAATGAAAACACATTGCCTTGGGTAGGTCTCAGGAGTACGGGCGTAAGCCGGGCGGAACATATCCTCTTGCTTACTGATGAAGTGTTTGATCGCCTCGATGTCCGCTTTCCTCAATCCAGATAGTTCAGCCATCTCGATCAACCAAGCTCCTTGAAGTTGTTCGAATGCCTCCTTCCCCTGCACAGTGATGAAGGTATCAGAGAACCAGGATTGACCAAGAGCTTTCAAGAATGAACTTTTCCCCGTTCCTTGTTCCTGGCTCACTAATGTGAGAACAAGATCAAATTTGACCCCTGGATCAAATACTCGAGCAACAGCCCCCACCATCATTTTTCTGATCGCCTCCCTTGAGTAGATACAATCTTCAGCCCCAAAGTAATCAATCAAAATATTATCCAAACGGGGGGAATTATCCCACTCGAGTGATCTGAGATAATCCAGGATTGGGTGATAGTGATTTTTCTCGAATTCCAAGGCCATTGAGTCTTCGACCTTCATAGCTCCAGAGATCCCGTATATACTTTCAATGTAGTTCCTTACTCCTGAATAATCAACATTTTTGACGGGCTCGGGCTTAGTGACCTTGCGCCATGGAAGATTGCCAAACACGTACCTCTTACCATCGAAATCGTTTTGCCTGAATAATTTTTTAAGCCTGTAGTCATGGGCAAAGATAAGGTTGAGATTCACTGAGGTTGACAAATAATTTCCTTTCGAATCAACTTCCAGGTCTTGCATCCATTCAATGTCTTCGTCCTCTACGGCATCGTTTTCTTCAAGGTCTTCAGTGAAATCGTACTTAGCATCTTGAATGTTCTCAGCGGCAATGATCTTTTTGACGGCCTTATCTTCTCGAGCAAGTTCTTCCATAGCGGCAAAGCTTTTTGGTTTTTGCCCCTGATAGGATTCGTCACTGTCAAGGTGCCCGAACTTATGGATGCGTACCAGGTCGAACGCATTACAAAGCTTTCCCCCACATGGATCTGTACCATGATGTGAAAAGGCAAATTTATCATCATAAACAATCAATCCTGCGGCCGTGGTGCCCTTTGAATATGTGTACCTGTCTTCTATATCAGTTGGGACATAAATGTCCACCAGGAACTTGCTAATGGTCTCAGTGATGGAATATGTTCGGCAGAAGGCTCCAACAATCCCTTTCTTGTTCTCAGGGTCTTCCTGTTTCTTTGCCGAAGCTTTCACCTCATTGAGTTCTCTCTCGGCAGTAGGCCAAAGGCTCGAGTCCTTCCAGTCCGTGTAACTGTCCAGGATCTCATCAACATCGATCCAAGGACCATCTTGAAATTCAAAGTAATAGTCCACATCTCGAGGGGAAGACGGCCAGAACATCAGTCGATTGGTTTCGAATGTAGTCTTATCAAATAACTCTATACCCATAAGACCTGCGATCTTCCGGGCCGATGCTACATATTCATCCGGAGTACATTCTCTAGATAATGGCATGATCAACCTGAATCTGGGAGAAGACTCGCAGTGCTTATGTGTAGCATGAAGAACCGCGGCATTGCTAAATTGAAGGAGGTAATCATCCCAGAAGTCTTTGTGGGCGAAGTCAATGTCAAGTGTGAGCAACTGCCTGTTGACAACGTTCTCAGGCTTGCGCCTTCCATTTCTTAAGTACCCTCCGACGTAACCTCCTACGTCTTTTATTTTCAATTGTTCCTCTTTCGTGGCTGAGATGAATTCCTTCAGAGTTTCAGTTGTCCGGTTTGTTTCTTTCAATCTTGTAACAAGCTCAGACCATTGGATTTTTTTATTTTTCCAGATTTTGGATTTGGCGCTCATTCCTATTGCCAAATGTAACTCTCCATCGTTTTTAATCATATCATATTAATCTTTTTTGTAGAACTTAGTTGTATATCCATCAGCCTTAAGAGGTAACCCCGGAGCCCAGGGAACTTCTTGACCCATTATGTCTTCCATTCTTTTTAGTTGTTCTTCTCCTTCGTTCTCAGGTACTTCGCAAATGACTTCGTCATGGACGTGCATCACCATTTTGAATCCTGCATTTCTGAGGTTCTGCATAGAGTAGGCGAGAATATCTCTTGATATTGCCTGGACGATGTTCTCAACCAATTTGCCCCCGTATGTTTCTACAGAGGCCCATTGTTTGATCACCTGGTCCATCCCTTTAAATATTATACTTTCCATCCCAAACCTGTTCACTCCCAGTTTAGGATGGTTGTAGAAAAGGCTCCGGCCTGAAGGCAGTTCAATACGGAAGATCTCTCCGTCGTAATGAAAACCTAAAGATCGAAGTCTCATGCTCTTCCTGGTCTTTATGGTATGTATGGCACAGGTTTCAACATCAGACCAGAGTTGAACTATTTTCGGGTTAGCTTTACGCCACTTTTTCACAATTACTTTTCGTTCATGTGGCGGGATCTTTCCATCACGATCCATTTTTTCCATGGCTCCTTCTGCCCCCTGGTACCCGAGAGCAAGCTCTGCCGTTTTTCCTCTCTGCCTCAATTCAGATCCTTTAGTGACTGATTCTATTGGGACTCCGAACATCATAGCCGCTGAAGCTTCGTAGATCTTACCGTGGGTTTTGAATACATCCAGGCGCCACTCTTCATTAGCTACCCAAGACAAAACTCTTGCCTCAATAGCACTAAAGTCCGACACTGCAAAAGTGAATCCTTCAGGAGCCACAAGGGCTGTGCGGATCAACTCTGATAGAATGTTAGGGATATTATCATAGAGCATTTTGGCCAAGTCATAATTTCCTGAGGCAATCACCTGTCTTGCAAGATCAAGATCTCTCATGTGGTTCTGAGGAAGGTTCTGTAATTGAATTAATCTACCGGCCCAACGTCCTGTTCTATTTGCTCCGTAAAATTGGAAGAGTCCGTGAGCACGCCTGTCTTCACAGACACAATTGAGCATTGCCACATATTTCTTCGTAGAAGACTTTGAAAGTTTAAGCCTACCATCGAGAACATCCGAAACAGCCTCATCATCAGTTTCATCAAGGAGTTCAAAGACTGAATCTTTAGCCAGGGTATGTACATTTTTTCCTAAGGCGTTGCTCAACCATTCCTTCAACTGTGATGGGCTGTTTGGGTTGTCTACTCCAGTTAATTCCTTCATCTTATCAGTGATCTCGTCACTGAACTTATTATCAATGTCAACTGCATGTTGAACCATATTAATATCAACCAAAACCCCTGCATCATTGATCTCTTGATCTATAATGTAGTTGATTCTTTCAAAGTCTGGTATTGTGTAATGTTCCAGGCGATGATCGATTTCTCTTTCAGCTTCTACGTCGTTGATACAGTACAATTTGAAGTCCTCCCATTTTTCCTGATCATGCCATGGAAAGTTTCTCTCTCGCATACCATTAGCCTTAGTTGGCTTGCAGGGGTTACAAAAGTACCTAATTAATGCCTTACCTGTTGATAGTTTACCCTTCTCTTCGAGCTTCATGGCTTTTGATACCAGTTCCAGAGAAAGAGGAAGACCACAATAAGCAGCCTTGACCGCTGAACAATACCATTGATCTATTGGGATATCATAACCGTATTGCCTGAATGAATTACGTTCGAATGTAGCATTGTGAGCGCACTTGTGGACTTCAGGATCAAGCAAACCATCAATGAACTCCGGAGGAAGTTTCTCCCCTTGAACCAGATCAATGATCTTGATCGGTCCATCATCGAAGGCATAAGCTACCAGGAGGATCTCGAAATCAAGGGACTGAGTGTATTTGTAAGCTCCGGAGGTCTTTATGTCCACAGAGCTAAAAGTTTCAATATCTATATGTAATCGTCGAGCCATGCTTAAAAGTTTTTTTATTAGCGGAGGATGCAGGATTCGGACCTGCGCATTATTACTGATATAACTGGTTAGCAACCAGCCCTCTTAAACCACTTGAGTAATCCTCCTTTGATTAAAAGAGAGTGGGGATGAGCCACTCTCTTTGTTGGACCAAAAAGCGAATTACATCAGATCATCCGCATCGTCTCCACTACCGAAGTCCTCTTCAGCAGTTGAACCTCCCCCGGCAAGACGTTCCCCGTCCTCAAGTTTCTGAAGGTTGTTCAATCCACAAGCAATCCCTTTGCTACCATTGGAATCATAAGGATAGAAGTTGATTGAAGCCCTTCCGTAACAACCTGAGTAGAATTCTGATTTGTCCAAGATTGGGTTGAGGTCCGCATCCACGAGGCCGGGTTTGTTTGAAGAGTTGGCGTTCACGAACATGGCTCCTGCGTAAACTTCATCATCTCTCTCATCATCCCCATCACGAAGTGGAGTCTTCAAGTTCTTAGGAATCTTGCCACCCCATTTTGAGGTCTTTCCTTCTTCGATGGCGCTTTCGATTGCGGCCTTGATTTTGTCCAGTGTCTTCTTATCCGTCTTCGGAATGACCAGTGAGATACTGTACTTTGGGGTTGAACTTTCGTTCATTGCTTTTGGTTCGAAAACTTGTGCGTAACTGAATCGCACCTTTCCGGTAATAACTTTAGTCTGTGACATACTTTTAATTTTTAAGTTTGAAATACACTGCAAATATAAACCTTCTTTTTTAGATAAAAAAATTATTTCAAATAAAAATGAAACTAAATTTCATCCTTGAAATCGATCTTTGCTTGTTCGATACCCATCGCCGGTCTTTTATCAGACTCAGGAACGAGTGTCGGTTTTCCTGGAGGAAGCAGGACCATATCCCCAAGAAGTACAGGGAAGTCTTTTTTGCCAATGAGTTTTTCAATGGCGGGAATGCCTGCGAGTTTAGAGACCATGAAGTCTTTTGGATCATGACTGAGTTCCAGAGTAGCGATGACCTTTTCCTCATCCATCCATTTTCTCTGAGACCTTCCCTCGACGATCTTATAGCCAGGCCATTGTTTGCCTTTGAGTGCTTCAGCCAAAAGATATTCGGCTACTGCGTTCACCCAATCGACTAACATAGGCTGTTGCTTATATACCTCGATGAGTTGTTTGTCCGTCAGCAAATGCGGATCTTTGAACTCATGGCGAGCCAGAGCGATATTCTTTGCGGCCAGTGTAGCACACATAGCTTTCACCTTACACCACTTGCAATGGTCTCCGGCCTTCTGTACCCCTTTCCCTTCATAGGCCTTAGCCGCTGCAGGTTTAACCGTTTTCTCTCCCCAAGTAATCAGGTCTTTGACACTGATCTCCCACGAAGATATATGGTCGAGTCGAGGTTGAACAATGGTCATTTTGATCGTGTGGATGTCGTACATGAGTTCGAAAGATCTGAGAGCTCCGGAACCATAAAGCATCAATTGAGGATTTTCCTCAGCTTCAACTCTTATCCCTTTCCCATACTTCAGGTCAATGATTTCCAGAACTCCATCAGCGATCACTCCTGCATCACCTGTGCCGAATCCCTGTTCTACAAGGTGCGAGAAGTCCAATCGCTCTTCAATCATCAGAACTGCATCAGGTGTTTTCTGTTTGGCTTCTGAGAATGCCTCCAGGACATACGTGACATATTTATCAACTTCACCTTCCATCTCTGAAGAATAGAGAGGATGTTTCCGGAGTTCCTTGATTTCCTTGTCGAATACGGAATCGGAAATTCTCCCGGCCGCTTTGCGAAGATTAAGGTCCCCGAATTCATGAGCTAATGTTCCTTCGTCCGCATAGACTGAGGAGGTAGAAGGAGATGACTCTTCAAACTTCTCCTCGAGTTTTGCGCTTGGGGTACATTGTAACCACCTGGAAGCTCCGGAGGCAGAAAGCAAAGCATGCTTTCGAGCTGAGTGATTGACTTCTCCCATTACTTCAATTCATTTAGGAAGTCAACGAACTCGGCATATTTCTCTTTGGACAAAGCAGTCACATTCGGAGCACCGAGTGCGGTCAATTTGGATTTAATTTCAGAACGGTTGTTTTCAACCTTCTTTGCCAGGAGGGCTCTCACCTCTTCAATTTTGATTTCAGGAGCATCGTCCATAGTTTCCCCTGCAGGAGTTTCTTTGGTTTCTGCTACCTCTTCCTTTGCAGGCTCAGTCTTTGGCTTTTCAGCTTTAGACTCCTCCTGTTTCGGAGCTTGAACATTTTTCGGAGGAACTTGTTCCCCTGCCAGGGTTGCGAATAAAGCATTCAAAGCCTGGACTTGTTTTGGGTCCTGCACATCGATCAGGACTTTCACTTCAACTTGTGTCATACGTTTTTACTTTTAAAATTAGTAATTATAAGATCCAGCTGACTGAGATACTCACTCACTGGGATAGATCTGGAATGGATGATTGACTCATGAAACATAGAGTCTTTGTGGAAGACTTTAGTGATCCAGGTTTCAGAGTCAAGCTCTGCTCTGAACTCACCATTTGTGAATACGTGTACGCCTTTATGAGCAGTAGCCTTCCAATTTTCCCCTGAGAACAATTCAGAGATTTGAAGACCGGCCATAAGGGCTAACTTGCTGATCTGGTCAGCATCCAGAACGTTCTTCCCTTTCATGACTCTGTTGAGAGCCAGATCCGGGTACTTGTTCTTGGGGAAGAGTTGGCGGGCCACCTCTTTGATGTCCAGCCCCCGGGTTTCGATTATTTTCTTTACATTAATTATTCTCATCACGTTTTAAATTATGGATTTGAATTACAAGTGCAAATGTAAGGCCTTTTCCCGAGATAAAAAAATTATTTCAGAGAAAAATGAAACTATTTTTTTTTTTATAGTACTTCTGAAAGAGACTTTATTATATCCTCCTTCGTAGCCCATGCCCTCAGCCCCAACATCTCGATCATCATTGATTTATTCCGGCTTGAACTGTAATTGTCGAACTCCGGAACTGAGTGACTGTCTCTCATTATACCAAGCCGATCTTCGAGTGATATTCTTGAAAGACCCTCGATAACTAATGAACTGAGCTCTCCGCTCTCATCTGCTGCGGAAATCATGAATCCAATTCCGAGGTGTCCCCTAAGATAATACCCCTCATTTGCCTCTACGACTTGTTTGCACAGTGTGTCGAGAGAATCTTCGTGTTCCTCACAGAAATATTCCCATACTTCCTTATCGGCGATAAGTTCTGCCAATTTTGAAGCTTTGTTGATTGTTGATTTTGAAGCTTTGTTGATTGTTGATTTTGAAGCTTTGTTGATTGTTGATTTTGTTGGGGTCATGTCTTTGTTTCAGCTATGCCCTGGCTGACCGGTTTTAAATTTATGATGAAGCAAAAGTACGATTTCTTTTTCAGATAAAAAAATTATTTCAGAGAAAAATGAAACTATTTTTCCGGGTAAACAATAGAATTTTTTATTGTT